CGTTCGGGTTGCATGTAGGCTCTTTTAAGTACCAAAGAAACGCACAGTAATTAGCAACATCTAACGGATCTCCTTTTTTAATGTGCTGTAGTAAAGAATGCCTACACTCATTAGCCCATTCTTGATTTTTCCATTTATTTGCATATCCATATTTTATTTCTGACTTTCTTAATTTCTCAGCCATTGCAGATGAAAACTGCCAAACAAGATTTACTGTATCCCTGTGCAGCTCACTGGGTACAACAACGGATATTGTTCGCTTTTCCGTTTTTCTAAATGAATACCAATCAACTACATCATAATCACCAGTAATCACTTTCCAAGCGTTGCTAATTCGGTTAAATAAACCTTCTATTTTCCAACCATCAGATCTCGCAGGTATCCATCCGCTAGTGCCTGCGTCTTGATGATTTTCCCACTCAGTTAATTCTTGCGCTGTAAATTTCATAATACCACCACCCTTGCATACCCATCACCTTCTACATCGTCCAACTGATCAGCTAATGCTTGTGCACTTCGTAAATCAGAATAAACATCATTTTCAACGTCATCAGCCAGTGTAAAAGGCTTTGCTGTGTATGGGTTCTTGCACCCCACAATTACTATGTAGTTCATTATTTCATCCTTTCTTGTTAATCGTTAAGTGCTGTCAGCAAAACTAACAACTCAAATCAGCGCGACAAATAACAGCTTGTCGCTTCGCTCTGGCGCATTTATTTGCACCTGTTTGCAAGGGTTATATTGCCTAATTCATCTTTGCCATTCTGCTCGCAATTCATTTACAGCCCTCTTTTTAGAATGATACGCTCGCAGCAAGCTAAAAACAGGAAATAGCGGTATAACTATAACCAATCCGAGTAGTTCCCCTAACGTTACATCTTGCGCTGGCTGCCTTGCTACCTGTTTAATATCGACAGTAAGTCGTTTGGCGCTGTACATAAATAGCTGAATAAAAGTTTTATTATATGTTGCCAAGTCACTATTACCAAGTGGGTCGTAATAGTCTGTACTTAGCGCTTCTTCTGTTCTTTTTTGTACATATAAATCTAAGCCTTGCATTCGTTTCTACTCCTGTGTTTGCGGCAAATATAACAACCGTAATTAAATCTGACCGCAAACATCGCGACAGTTTATTGCATGGTTATATCGAGCCATTCAATTTTAACTCACTCATTAACAAACTAACCCGTTTAACATTGTTTTCTGAGTTATCAAGCAAATCGTGTAGTCTGTCGTTATCCGCTTGAAGTGCTTTGTTGAATGCCTTCTCAGCTTTAAGTTCATCAACTAGTTTGTTTATTCTCGCATCAGCTACCTGAAGCATAAAGTCTTGTGTTGTCTCCTTATTTGTCATTGAGTGACTCCTTTTTAAATGGTTTAGGCATTACCGACTTAGCGAGTTCAATATCTTTAGCTCTATCACCAGTCGGGACAATATTCTTTCTTTCAAGTAAGGCTATTAACCCTTCTGATGTAGTTGTCATAGTTAGTAATCCATTGTAGGACAATATTTATCTTTTATTTTCTTATACCAAGTAAGCACAAAAGAAGGCTCTTTCTTATCAACAAGTCCTGCAGACAGGTCTGATTCGTACTTATTGTTACTTTCCGTTCTTGCTGATTTATATTTTTCTTGAGAATAACAAAACAATGCGATGATACCTATACCCATCATAATCCCATGAGTAAGAATCCAAGCAACATTATTATTTCTAAATAACTCAAAGTCACCGCCAGAAAATAAGTTTGCCCACCCTGCGAAATAACAACCTAAATACGCGCCTATAAGTAATATGCTAGCAGGGATAACAACTAAAAGCTTCCATAAAAACCATCTAGTATAAGAGCAAAAATCACTATGTTTATCATAACTACTTATTCTGCCGTCAATAGCAAGGCTTGGAAAATGCGTAATCTCATGATGCCAACAATACCCTTCGTGTTTTAATTTCATTTTTCTTTCCTTTCGTTTAAGTTGAAATAACTATACACCACAAACTCCATTTAACTGCTCCGACCAGTTAGCCTATTACCAAAATAAACCAAAATAAGTTAAACTTACCGCTTTGGAGTTAACATTATGCGCGAGAGTATTTACGATTACATTGAGCCAATCAAAAGCGGTGCTGGCGTTGTTTTAGGTTATCAGGTAATGAAAGATAAAGATTACTTTAGCAAACGATATCAAAAGCACTTAAAGATTAAAGCCTCTGATGCGCCATATGACGGTGCATCGGGTGCGATGGATATAGATAGCTTTGGCTGGTTATTTCATGACGTAGCTTGCCGCGAGGGTTGCTTTAGCGATGGAACTCCGTGTACTAACTGGCAAGCATCTAAAGTATTAAGCGACATATTAAAAAGCGAGGGCAGATGGTTCCGCTCTCGCTCATGGTTTGCTGCTACTTGGTTATTCGGTGGCGGTAAGGCTCGCGATAACGGTATGTTTTAACCTGTAAGCGCTAGTTAATTAGCGCTAAACCTTTTCCAGCACCATAAAATAACTATGGAATATCCGAGCGTGCTTCTGTACTTTCTTTTTAGTTCCTGCTTGTTGTGGTATTGCCATTCGAGATTTAGCAGGAAGAATAAATAAATCCTTTAGCCTGAACAATCCTTTTGACCATTCCATTACGTTCATGTGCGTACAATGCATTTTATGATTATGAATAATATCTTGGCACTTAAAAACCATAATCCCTTTTTTATCTAGCACCCGATGAGCTTCTATTAATGTTTCCCGGTAATGTTTTTCTAATTCATCATATCGCCAATAACCGCCAAAACGCTTAGCCATTATCATATCACCGTTACCTTCCCGCGCTGCTCTAACGTAAGTTAAGAATGGGGGGTCGAACACTAAGCTTTTAAATGACAAGTCATCAACTGGCAACTTTGAACTTGAACAGTCTTGAACTCCTTCGACTTGTGGCGATATATCGCCTTTAAACTTTGGCTGTTCAATATCACCGTAAAACTTACCGTTACCGTAAGTAACATCAGCACAAAACCTTTCAATACCGCACAGCTCCATAATTGATTTTAATATTTCTATTTGATCGTAATATACTGTTCTAATCATCTCTTACACTCCTTAAAATAAATCTTCACTAGTTAACTTAAAATGTTTAGCTAGTGCTATTGCGTCATTTTTGTATATATTAATCAAAGAATAACAATTTCCGTCATGCTCCATATAATCAGGATAAGTTAACTCAACGTAATCACCTTTATATGTAGCCTTGTTTTCTGGTTCGTAAAACTTATGATTTTGTATGTCCATCTTATAATCCTTATGTTTTATGCTTTAATTTAGCTCTAATAGCATCAAGGTGCTTTAAACCTCGCGCTCTTTGGTCTTGCAATTGCGTTGGACTCATTCTTTTACTGGTAACTTCGCTAGTCTCTAATCGTTGACTAGGTGTTTCAACTGGCTTTTGATAAGTCGCAATTAAGTTTATATATTCTTCACGAAACAATTTTTTAGCAACAGCAATTTGATTCTGACTATTAGCCGTATTCATTAACCACCAATCAACGCACTTGCAGAGCGTTTGTATAAAATGGCTGGCGTGACTATCAATGTGCATTTTTTCCTTGTTACGGTGCGTTATGCATTGCTCTAGCGCCTTTGCTTCACTTGGGTAGCCTAAATCTTCAGGTGAAGGAGTACACCAGCTAATAAACACACCACAACTAGGTAGGAAATTAGTTTCAGATTTACGCGCCTTAGCGAAACCGTAACTTATTTGCTCCATCGTACAGATATTGTTTTCAATGAATGCTTTAGTCCATTCACGTTTGGCTCCATCAATTTGATCTTGTGTTTTCCAATTATACTGCCAACCAGGAAATATAATTGCCAAGTTATCAAATACACGATTAATAATGCCTTTAGCGAATTCATCAATGACAGGCTTTTCTTGATGCTCGGTAATATTATTTCGATTCATTCCTTTAGCTATTTGAGATAAATCTTTCATGTTAAAACCCCGTATCTTCTTTTAAGTGCCAATCGCTATTGGATGAATCTTGTAAAATGTTTTTACTGGCTGCTGAGTTATTAGCTTTTAATGGAAATAACCCTTGATACTCTAAGTCGATAGAGTTTTGAACTATTAATGCTTGCTCGTCAAAGTTGCCCATTTTCGCCAGTTTCTTCATAGCTGCATCAGTTTTATACTTTTTAAACTTAGCTTTTTTTCTAAATTCAACCCATAAAAGCCAAGCGTCAACATTTAAACCGACCGGATACTGAATAGCATCAAAAGGTTTTAGTTCAGTTTTGGTTTTTGGCTTAACCTCCGCTTTAGTCCGTAGGTGAGTAATTAAATCATCCATATACATTGACCTATTGTAACGGTGATTGGTCTCTTTCTGCTTTGCTACGACCGCTTCTATATAGGCGTGATTATCTGGATGCAGTGAAAAGCTAAGTGGTTTTTGTTTTTGCTTCATTCTTGTTAAGTCCTTGTTTTGTTATCTGTTGCAAATATTATAATAATTATATTGACGTGTCAAATGTTATGTATTATATTTAATTCCATCAATAACAACTAACCAATAGAGAGATAGGAAAATGCAGATCACAAAAAAATTAATTAATAGTTACGAAGCTATGAGTTTAGAAAAGCTTAAGGAATTTTCAGAGGCAAGATTCGTGAAGTTACAATCCAACGGTCACAGTAAAAAAGGTAGATTAACAAGCCCTCCTTACTTTAAGGTTTCACATATACTAACTACAAGTGACAGCCCTGAGCACGCGGAAGGTTCTTGGTGGATTGATGTTGATGGTGATTCGAGATCGTTATTAGACTATAACGTTGTACCTAACGGATACAACCATCATTCAATGACAGTTATAAAGGACTTTTCATGAGCGTAGAAATAGAAATTAAAGAACTTAGAGATCGTAGCCGCAATATAATATTAAATACTTGCAATACTATTGGCTGTAAGGATTGTGATTTAAAGTGGGAAGGTGGCTGTGCTTCATCTGAATTAGAGTCGAAAATTATGGATTTAGAGTATCCAGAATTTAACCAAGGAGATAGCAAGTAATGTTTAAAGTTAAAAAGAAATGTTGTGGTCAATGCTTATTTAGTAAGAATAAGATCGTTAGCGACACAAGGAAGGCTGATATACTTAAAGGCTGTGCAACTAATGATAATCATTTTGCTTGTCACAAAGCAACGATAGACAACGAAGATATTTGCTGTAAAGGCTTTTACGACACGCAAACCAGCAACATGATAAGGATTGCTAGTCGTTTAAATATGGTTGAATTTGTAGATTAATAAACTTGAAAATAAAGGAGACTAGTGTAAAATAAGTATTGTTGTTTAGTTGTGGTGACTGAAGAATAAATAAGGTTTAGTAAGTATTTCTGGGGTTATTAGGTTAACCCTCACCACCAGAGATACTCACTAAGCCTTTTTTATTGCCTCAAATACTCACTTCAAATAGCCAAGTTAATTGGTATCTTGTAAAAATCCCTAACGGTTTAGCTAAAACTGTAAATTAGCAAATAGTTTAATACAAATAAACAGACTCCATGACGGTCTAAACAGCGTAAAAAGAAACATAGTTCTGCATAACTGAATATTTATATTTGAAATGTAGAGAGGATGAGAATAACAACTCAATAAAATAGTTTGCTGATATTGTTTATTGTATTTGTGATTAAGATATAGATTTATTAAATAGAGGTTTCTTTTAATAGTCATATAGATTCTATTGCCTAAAGGTTTATAAATGAACAAAACAAAAGAATTAAAAAGCTGGAATACTAAATTGAGTAATAAGAATTTTGGTATGAAGTTGAAAATCGAGAAACTAGAAAAAAGGCTTATTTGGATTGATGACATATCGGTCATATGGCGTCATAAGGATAAGATTAAAGAACTTAAACACAAGATACTTATCAATGAGCAGCAAGTAAGATTTAACTTAATGACAATGTTGTCAGGCTCAGTTAATAACTAATCAAACAAAAAGGAATAGAGTAATGAAATATGACGATTTTGTTTCTGATAATATAAGGAGCTTCATTCGATCAACCGGAAAGCAACCTATTTATATTTATGTTGGTACGCAAGAGTTTCAACAATTAATGAATAGTGAGTTAATGCAATTTAATGAACGGTATTATGATAAGGAAACTCAGCTATATGGCTGTCGATTCTTTATGGGCTTAAAGGTAATGCAAGTAATGCAAAGTACGCATTTTAATATCACATAATCAAACAAAACAGGGGAATGAATGATGCCAAACTATTTTATACCAGATAGCGAACAAGAGCTAAATGATCATAACGAGCAGTTAGCGCAAATTGAACAAAACGAAATACCACAAGAGCAGCACGAAGCTGAAATAATAGCTAACATGATAACCGAAGCACAAAAACATAACCTGCTAGTTGAGGTGGTTTACTTCTTCGGTATAGCTTGCCGAAATAACAGGCCATTAGAGGTAAGTGAATGGAAAGATTGTTGTGATGAAGCGCTTGGCGAATGGATTAAATGATTTTTAACAAACACCAAGAAGGGATAGAAGAATGAATAAGTTAAAAGTAATTAGCGAGAAAACAAAGCTTAAAATATTAAAGTACGCTGTAGTTATAATTAATGAACACGGATCAATTGCTGGTGATAGGTGCTGCCAAGACTGGAGTATTGACAAAGAGGTGATTGATCCGCCTGAAGATGGCTTTACAAAGCAAGAGCAAGAAGATATTTCATTCAATTATCAGCAATGGAATAGTAATGGCGAAGATTACGATCCTGACTTTACAGGGTTTGGTGATGAGATGAGTGTTTCGTTCATGCTTTCTAGGGCTTTAGATATCATGGTTAAAGAATTGGATTTAATTAACAACGGAGATAGTAACAATGGATAAGTTAACCTACATAGTAAAAAGAGAGCGTGACAACGTTTTTTATTCAATATTTAAAGGTGATGAGTTAGTAACAAAAAGAGAGGTGACATGGTACGACTTAACTCTTATACAAGCTGTTTTTCGTTGCTCGCCAAATAGTGAGAAATGTATTGCATGGTGCTTGGAGGCTTCACATAAAATAGCAAAGGAAGCCATATTAAATATGAACAAGCATGAAAAACTTAACAACCAATAACAGGGGTAGAGAGATGGAAGCAATAGTGATATTAGTATTAATTACAGCAGGTGTATTATTTTATTTTTTCGATATAGATATAAAAGTTACAAGGGGAAAAGGCTCTTGGTTAAAGCCTAGTACGTGGTTCAATATTAAGATAAATAAGGAGTAGAGATATGAATAGTAAATCAATGGAAAAGTGGAGTGGTATATTTTTATATTTAGCTGCTCTAGCTTTAATTTATATTATGCTTACAGGTAGCAATCAGGCTGGCGGAGCGTATTCACTTTTAATAATGTCAGCTATACACAATATTGGCGCATCAATAATGAAAAAGTTAGAGGGTATGTCCGATGAGTGACTTATCAATTACAGTTCAAACCGATACACTATCAATTTTATTATGCAATCAGGTACACAAGTTTTTACCAGAAAAGGCGCGAGCAATTAAGATATCAAAGTGTTGTAAAGTTATTCGCGATAGAACCAAAGACAAAATATTGTTTGATGCTTGCAGGAGCGTTATAAAGGCAACATCTAACGGGCTTTATGGTGATGTGGTAAAAAGTATTCAGCAGACAGAGTTTAATTATTTAATGGCGTATAAAGCGTGATACACTGAACACGGAAAGAAAGTACCCGACAAGATACATCTTTCATTTTTACCTCGTTAGCGTGAGGTATTTTTTTATCTCGAATTTCACGCAATAAAAAAGAGCCGTTAAGCTCTCTTTAGTAAGTTATAAATGGCATCAATAATCAAGCTGCATGCTTTTTTCAATTCGTTTAGCCTCCAATATATCTTCTATACGTCTGCGGTTAATAGGTCGCTCATCTTCCTTTTGCTTTTTTACGCTTGTGATGGCAGATTTAAGCAAGCATTCGCGCTTTACTTGGTTGTTTAGCTCCTCGTTAATTCCTTTCATGATTAATCCTCATGCGCTTCTATTATTGCTAGGCAGATTGCTTTGCTTGGTGAGTCATCGTAAATACTTACCGCGTCAGCGCAATTATCTGTGAATATCTGACACTCCCAATGAGTGTCGTTGTTTGGTCGGTATGGTGATATTACGTCGCAATCATACTTAACCATTAGCTGAAAACAAAGCGCATCGTCTGTTAGTGGATTGTATCGATGCCATATCGGTAAGTCGTCATCACCTATGTTAGCGTAAATGTCAGCTCCATCACACGATGGATTTAATATACCTTCTATCTTAGCTATGCGTTTACGTATCTCTAAATCTGTTAATTTATTCATATTATTCTCCACGCGCTTTAGCTAAAAGAGTCAAAACTTCTTTTTCTATAGAATTATCATTAATGCTATCGCCATTAACTAACATCTCTAACATTGCGTACATATCAGGAACAGAGGATATTAAACTTGCATCGTGCGGACTGCCTTCCATATCAAATACACGGGCTATCGTAAACCCTGTGCCCGAGTCGATATAAGTGGCATCACCAACAAACGAAATATTCCAATCGCCTTTTGTAAATTTAGTATTCATATCAGCACCCAAACAGTTCATTAAAAAATTCAGCGGATTTGTTTATTAAGTCGATTAGTTTCATAGTAACTCAGCCTTCTTAAGGTTAATTAAATCATCGGCAGTTAAGCCAGCTTTAACGAGTGACAGTACATCGTTTTTTGGTGCCTCACTTAATACAGTGCCAACAGCTAAGCAATATTGTGAGCCATCAGGTAGGTGGATTGTATTTGTTGGCTCGTTTAATTCTACGATTACATTTTTCATATTATTTACACTCTTTATCAAAAAGTTTATTTACTAGCTCGGTTAATATTTCAGTTTGCTTGTTTGAGTTCTTCCCGTCTTGCTTTCGCTTTAATGCGATTGCTTTTAGTTTTGTTGCTGTTAATGGGTGTAGTTGTGCTGTTTTCATATTTAGTAGCCTTTTGTTTGAGTTGATTGAATAGTAATTCATTATCACACTAAAGGCAATAGAAATTAAATAGCAAATAAATAGAAATAATGTTTGCAATCATTTTTAATTAGCGTATATTTAGAAACACAAGAAGCAAGCAGGCCCGCTGGTGTCATCCCGTTACACTTCTATAAAAAGTAACTAAGCCAATACCAGCAACTAATTTTAATAGTCTGTATAAGTGAAGTGAGTTAGTAGTTGAGGAATATCTTCTGCGGAGACTCTGGGTTAAAAACCCATTTGTAGGTTCGAGTCCTACCCTAGCTCATTTCACTATACAGACTACAAGGAGAATGATTTTGATTGCATCAACACATATAAACGCAAAGCTTCAAGCGTTAAATGACTTACTAGCAGAGATTAACGCAGAAGGTTATGAAACTATCGCACAGGTTAAAGGTTCGATTCATTCAAGTATTGAGTCGCTAGAAATATTAAAGGAGAAGTGCAGTGAATAGCGAAACTATCACGGTAACGATTAAAGGCGTAATTCATTACTTTAACGGCAATGAATTATTATCACCAGCTCAAGAGGCTATTATATTCTTGAATGCTATAGATTTAGAAGAGAGGGATTTTTAATGGAAAAGTCAGATTCAATTAAAAGCTTGGCTATTGCAATGTGTAAAGCTCAAGGTGAAATGGGAGGTGCTCACAAAGGCGCTAACAATCCTTTTTTTAAAAGTAAATACGCTGACCTATCGTCAGTAGTTCAAGCAGTTAAAGAGCCGTTTGCTACTAATGGATTAAGTTACGTGCAGTTCCCTATTAACGATGGTGACAAGATAGGTGTTGAAACAATATTAATGCACGAGTCAGGCGAGTGGTTAATTAATCGCTTTACTGTAAAGGCATCTAAGCAAGACGCTCAAGGCGCTGGTTCAGTAATAACATATTGCAGGCGTTACGGCTTACAGGCTATCGCAGGAATACCTAGCGAAGATGATGATGGTAACGCAGCAAGCAAGAGTCAAAGCGGCAAGATAACCCCAACAAAAGATGATTTGTCATGGGTTCAAGCTGTGAAGACTGATATAAATAATTCAAAGCAAATAAACGATCCTGTTTACTTGGCTAAAATTCAAATGTTCATTGCAGAAGGTTACTAAGATGGAGATCACAATATTCAAAGAGATAACTACCGAAGGCGTTATAAAGTCCATTGAAGAAAATAGCGCCAAGTACCACCAGGGTTTTTATGCCAACATGGATAACTTGCCAGAACGCACACTAGTTAAAAAGAGTGCTGCCGACATTGGCGATATAATCAAAGAACTTAAGGCATCTAGAATTAAGATTACAAAGGCTAACACTGCCGCAGTAAATAAAGAGCATGACGCAATAGTCGCAAGGCTAGAACTGGCTAATAAACCGTTTACAGACTTGATAGATGAATACAATATAAAGCGTAAAAAGGTTTTAGCAGATGAAAAACGTGTCGTTGAATTACGCGCTGCAATGTTACAGAAAGAAGATGATCACGAAATGGCTTTACTCATCAATAAAACGTTTGAGTATGACAAGGCTGAAGCTATTAGGATTAACAACGAGCAGCTTCATGCTATCAAAGTTGAAGCAGAGCGAGCAGCAGAAGAACGCCAGCGCATCTATAATGAAAAAATCAAGCAAGATGAAGTTAACGCTGAGAATGCACGACTAGCAAACGTTGAGCATGTAAGAAAAGTAAATACAGATATATTATTTGTATTAGTAACCAACGGAATAAGTGAAGAAGATTCAAAAACAATGATTCGCTTAGCCGCTAAAAAAGAATTACCACAACTATCAATCAACTACTAGGAATTAACATGGCACATACAGTAACGGCAAAACTTAACCAAGCAGCACGACAGCACCAAGGGCAAGCAGGAACTACATTTTTCGTTAGTTTGGGTGAAAAGAATTACGACTTTAAAAATAAAACAAATATATACACTAATTATGATGCGGCTTTATTTGCTAAAGATGCTCAAGTAGGCTTTTACGCCAGCGCATTAGTTGAAGGTGCTATTGTGTCGGTTACCGGTAGCGGAATAGTTATCGATGATAGCAATAAAGAATATAAGCCAAAATTAGCTATTCAAGATGCTAAGTTAGAGTTTGTTCACTCCCCTCAAGGCGCACAAAAAGCAGCACCACAGCAACAAGGAGGATTCCAACAAGCACCGCAACAGCAAGCGCCTCAACAAGGGGGCTTCAATCAAAACAAGCAAAACCAACAACAGCGGCCGCGACAACAAGCGGCTTATAATCCTGGTGATGGATTCAATAATAACACGCCACCTTTTTAATCAACCAAACACGCCAAGGAAGGCAAACAATAAGGATATGTAAAAATGTTAAATAAACACGATGTAAAATTAAAGCATGACAGGCTTAATCACTTTATAACTAAAGGTGTTATTACAATATTAATTGGAGCACTTGGTTTATGTCTAAGTCTATTGATCGTGTTATAACAAAGCTACATATCTATCTAACAATTGCGGCTTTATCACTAGCTGCAATAACAACTTACTACCCTGAAGCAATAAGGTTTATATTGTGAGATTAACCAAAAATTACTCATCAAAAGAATACAAGGCTGAAATTATAAGGCTGAGAGAAAGAGACAAGAAGCAGCGCTCAACTATCAGGTCGTTAACTGCTAACAGAGACAACCTAAATTTAAAGCATGAAAACAAATTAAGAGCCGTATTAAAATTAAAAATAGACGGTCATTTAAAGTTAACACACAAAGAAATAGCAAAGCGTTATTTCGTTAGTTACTTGCACGTTAAAAACTTAAGCACTTTAGTTCATAGGGAGTCAATATGAATATATCAACACTTTTAGCAGATTGGAAAAGAGAACCAACCAGTCCGTACAATCAAAGGTATAGAAAATCACAGTCCACTGGTAAATACAGCGCTGATGATGTTAGTAAGTTTTTATCAGATATTAAAAGCGGAAAATCAAAAGCTAAGGCGGGTAGAGATAACAACATACCAAGCGGCTCGGTTTATCATTTATCAGAAGGAGTTAGAGTGTAATGGATTCTATAAAGCAATATCATAGCCTACAGGATAAAGTAGCATCTCTAACAAAAAAGAATGCTGAACTATCTAAGAAATGCGAAGAGTTTAGAGCTAAAGCAGCATGGATTACTGAAAATAGAGACAACCTAAAAGCTAAGCATAAGCGGTCTACTCTAATGCTTGCTGAATTGCATGTAGATAATTGCTTGAATATATCAATTAAAGACTTGGCTGATAAATTTTTTATGACCGAGTCTAATATTAAAAACTCCATCTTACTAGTTAAACGTTCGAGAAAGTGAATGTAGAAAGCCTGTTTCAAGAGTGGCGATCATCAATAGATGAAGCTGCAAAGGCTAAAGCTGATGAGGTTTATTTGAGGGAGTTCAGAAAGTCAAAGAAAGCAATGTTAATGCAAGAAGGCAAGGATAAGGGGCATAAGACAGGGCAAGAACGTGAAAGTTATGCCTATGCTAACCATGAATATTTAGAGTTGCTAGATGCGCTAAGGGTTGCCACAGAAACAAATGCTAAGTTTCAATGGAGAATGAAAATAGCAGAAGAAAGAATAGGAATTTATAGGACTCATGAAGCAAGTAAGCGAAAAGAGTTTGGTAATTACGGTAATTAGATAAGCAAGAGGAATGATTATGGACTTATGTACTAAAGTTAGGTACGCAAACAAAGCATGTGCAAAAGAGCAGATAAATAAGCTAAAACAAAAAGGTGGCTATAAAAAGGCATCTAGTTACAGTTGTTGTTCTTGTGGTGGATACCATATTACACAAGCAACAGGTCATGATAAAAAAGTTATCAGAGAAAATCAGCAGAAGTTTAGCGTTGGGCAGGTGTGGAGAAATATAAAATCAAACAAAGAAAAATTCATAGTTGTATCAATCCCTTGTAACGGTGAAGGATTGTCCTTTATTCTTAATAACTTTTATTTGAGTGAAGGGTGAGATATGAATATTCAGAAAGTCTCTAAAGATGGTAACAAATCCTGTAAATGTGGGTATATATTTCAGTCAGGTCAAACAGCATATAGAGCGAGATACGACGAATTTAATCGCCCTGTATTTATTTGTGATAAGTGTAAGGATAAGCAATGGTTGAATTAATAGTTGTGTGTGTTGTTGGTGCTTTGGTTGTATTTGGGTGGTTTGCCATTTGTATTGATTGCCAGAAAGGTGTAGTAAAAGGGCTGGTAATGGCGACAGGCCTTCCATTCATGGTCATTTCAATAATTGGGTTGTTTATTTATGTAGGCTATTGTTTTGTTACTGTAATAAATTAAAGAGGCTCAAATGCTAAATAACAAAAAGACCAAGCAAAAATTAAAGAAGCGCTGGATTCCTCGAAATAATGGTGGTCAGTAATGGCTAAGTGCAAGGTATGCAAAGTTAAGTTTGAGCCTAGATTCTTTTTGCAGAAAACTTGCATAGAGCCTAGATGTTTAGCTGAATGGCAGAAGCTAGATCGAGAATTAAAGGCTGACAAAGCACACAGTAAAAAAAAGAAGGAGCTAAAAGATAATGATAAATCGTACAGAGCCAAAATGGCTCAACAATCCTTTAATGCTTATATTAGGTTTCGTGATAATGACGATCCTTGTATTAGCTGTCAGCGCCACCATACTGGTCAATATCATGCTGGGCATTATAGAAGCGTTGGGGCGCACCCTGAGCTTAGGTTTGAAGAATACAACAACAACAAACAATGCGCTCCTTGCAACAACCATCTTTCTGGCAATATCGCTGATTACCGCATTAACCTAATAAAGAAGATTGGGCTAGAAAAAGTTGAATGGTTAGAAGGGCCGCACGAACCTAAAAAGTACACTTGTGCTGAATTAAAAGAAATTGAACTACTTTATAAACAAAAGCTAAAGGATTTGATATAATGAAACTCCACACACAAAGTAAGGAATTAATATGTTATACATAGCTGGAAATGGCAAAAAACGCAAAAAAACCACATCAAAAAAACCGTCGAGAAAATGACAGCGTATCAATTGATAATTATATGGGCTTTCGTGGCCCTTTTAATTCCACATAAAACAAGATTTGCGGCAGTGGTCATACTGTCTTTTAACTTTATTTACTTTGAATTTGTGTCAAGCCTTGGTTGGACAGAGTATTATCATTACTCAGCTACAATATCTGCTCTAGTTGGCGTTATATTGTATAGGCAGTACAAGCTAGTCTCTATATTATCATTCTTACTTATCCCTACTAGTATCATAGGTTATTTATTGTGTAAGAATTATTATGATCCATATATATATGATAACATTTGCTTAACAATTATTTTACTTCAAGTTTTAGTGCTTTTATCAAGAGGTTTGTCTGATGGATTTAGTTGGGGAAATAAAAGGAATCCTTTGGTTTTCCTTGCTGATTTTGATAGCCGTAAAAACCATGCTAAAATACAAAAAACAACCTAAAAGCAAATTAGATGAACGAATCGACAAAACAAGTAATAGAGACGATAGCAAGTAGCCCAAAGGTTACAGCGGTAATTACAGCAACAGTTACTTCTAACGTTTGGCTTGATTATGGAGAGCCTGCTGTTAAGGTTGTTACTAGCCTTATGGGTTTAGCTGTACTGGTATTATTGGTTGTTAAGCATGCTTTAGATATAAAGAAAGAGCATTTCTCAAATAAATAAACAAGGGTAAGTAATTGATAAACTTTGTTGCTTCAGCAAATACAACAAGTACCCCAGCAGCAACTATGGTGGTAACTTTGCCTTCTCATTCAGAAGGCGATGTTATAATACTATCTTTTGTGCATAACTATAATTCAGCAGTACAAGCGCTTACTGCTGTTAGCGAGGGTTACACAGAGTTAGCTAGCTTGGCTATATCAGGATTAGGGCACCAAGCATCTATATGGTACAAAAAGGCTGGAGCATCTGAAGTAAATCCTACAGCGACCTACAGCGCATCATCTCAAATAATGGCTTGTCTAGCCTCTTCATATTCAGGTGTTGATGCTACTGTGCAAATTGATGTTGGGCCATCTTTGTGGACGACTGAAGACCCGGGTGATACCACAGTAATCGCCCCATCTGTTACAACCACCTTAGACGGGACAATGCTGGTTAATGTTGCCACGGCAGATGATGACGATGCATTTACTCAACCATCAGGGATGACGCTCGTTGACAACCTAGAATTCAACAGTATGACCACAGCGTCAGCTTACGAGTTAATAGCTACGGCGGGGGCTACTGGCGATAAAACATGGACTTTCGCTCAAAATACCGATGAAATTACAGCGGTATCATTTGCATTAAGGCCGGCAGTAGGTGGTGGCGGTATATCTATAGTCGGCGATACTGCTTTATTTGATTTTAACGCTTTAGCCGGCACGGTTGAGTTGGGCGGTGAAATACTAGTTACTGGCTCAACAGCAAGCTTTGATTATGCTGCTATAAGTGGAACAGTAGATTTAACTGGTCAATTACTCGTAACAGGTGATACGGCTAATTTTGATTATACTGCATTACCGGGCGGTGTAGATTTAACTGGCGAGATTATCGTTACAGGTTCAACTGCTAACTTTGATTATACTGGTGGAAACGGAATAGTTGAATTAGGCGCAGTTATCAATGTAGTTGGTCAAACAGCTAATTTTGATTTTAATGGTGTGAATGCTGAAGTTTCACTAACTGGTGAGATAATAATTATAGGCGATACAGCTACATTTAATTATCAAGCGTTATCAGGCCTTGTTGTTATAGGTCAAGGTCAAAAAATAGGAACGGTCACTGCTGGTTTTGCTGAAAGCATAATTGGTGTACAATACAAGCAAAGTACTATTACAGTTAATTTCGGAGAATAACATGGCAGCAGGCGCAACCAAGGCATTTAACGATGCAGTATTAAAAACAAGAAAGGGTGTTTATGCAGAAGGTGACACATGGCAACTAGTGTTTTTATCTGATACATACGCAAGTATTGACACAGACTTAATCAACCCGACGAGCGCAAGCTTTACACCTGTTGTTGGTGGTAACGTTGCAGCTAGTTACACACTAAGCAGTATTACTATTGATCGCGTATCTAACGTGATTAAATTTGATGCGGCAGATATAGGGCAAATACTTAAAAACGCCTCTAACCCTGTTGACTTAAAAACAGCGCTATTACGAAACGCAACGGTAACAAACGATGCGATTCAAGCGTGGGATATGACAACGGACGGAACAGCCTCATTAGACTTAATTAATAATGATTTTACTTTTAGTTTCGGTGCAGGTGGAATTAATACAAGTACTAATCAATCAGCATAAACATAAACGCGGTGTAAAAACCGCTTATCTCTGAGAGATAACATTTAAACCTTGGGGGTTGAGATGTCATTAGAAAATAGTAAGCACGAACAATTCTGCCAAGTATGGCTAGAGACAGGTAATAAATCAGAAGCCTATCGAGTATCACACCCAAGCAGCTTAAAATGGAAAGACGATACCGTTCATAATAAAGCTAGTGCATTATCAAGACAGGCACAGGTTTTGGCTAGGTACGAACAATTACAAGAAGATACCGTTAAAGCTCACGGTGTGACGATTGAGAACCTTATACTTGAGTTAAACGAAGCAAGGGAAGCCGCACTATCAGCAGACACCCCGCAATCATCAGCAGCCATTACAGCAACAATGAGCAAAGCCAAGTTGGTTGGTCTTGATAAGCATACAGAAACAAATATTAGTGTAAATGTAAGAAGCTCATTAGATGACTTCTACTAGAGCAACGCTAAACCCCGCATTAAAACCATTTTGGAAAACTCGCACATTAGATGACGGAACTCCCGTTAGTATGCGTGTACTTCATGGTGGTCGAATGTCGTCTAAGTCTCATGATGCGGCAGGTATGGCAATTGCGAGAGCTAACCACCATAAGGAGTTATTCTTATGTACTCGTATGTATCAGAACAAAATAGAGGATTCTGTATATACACTGCTTAAAGATAAAATTTCATACTTTGGGCTAGATGATAATTTTAATATCTTCGCTAACTCTATCGAGCACAAAACTAACGGCTCAATGTTTAAGTTTTACGGTATTGCGAGAAACATCGAAGAGATTAAATCATTCGAGGGTGCTACTGTTTGGTGGAATGAAGAATCACAAAGCTTAACTAAAAAGATGTTTACTACTATACGTCCTACCATTATGCGTAATGATGGTGCTGAGATGTGGTTCACAATGAACGGACAGATTGTTTCTGATTACTCTTGGCAGAGATTAGTAGAATCACCGCCTAAAGGTGCGCTGGTTCGTAAGATTAATTATGATGAGAATATGTTTTTAACTGAGTCAGCGTTAAGAGATATCGCAGAAGAATTTGAAGAGGATTACGAGTTAGCTGACCATGTATACAATGGCGTACCTTACGCTGATGATGATCAGTCAATCATAAAGCGCTCATGGGTGAATGCCTGTATTGACGCTCACACTAAATTAGAAGTAGATTTATTTGGTGCTATTTGTGCTGGCTACGATGTTGCTGATAGTGGCGCTGATAGAAATTGTGTAACTGTATTTAATGGCGCAGTAGCTGTGGCAATGGATGCGTGGAAAGCGGGAGAGGATGAATTAGAGCGCTCATCAGTAAGAGCCTACAAACACCTTGGTGAATCAGGCGGGATATTATCTTATGATTCTATTGGCGTTGGTGCTGGTGTTGGCTCAATACTAAAAGGCAAAGGCTACAAAAACTATTGTAAATTTAATGCTGCCGCTGAAGTGTTTAACCCTACAAGAGAATACTCACCTAAGATAACGAACAAGAAGAAGTTTGAAAACCTAAAAGCTCAAGCATGGCGTGATGTTGCTGACAGAATGAGAAATACATTTAACGCAGTTACAAAAGGTATGAAGTACGAGTTAAACGAGTTGATTAGTATATCACCTGACTTAAAAGGGTTGGAAGAATTAAAAAGTGAGTTATCAGCACCAAGAGCCGACTATTCTAAGCGCGGTCTTGATATGGTCGAGTCTAAGAAGGAAGTTAAAAAGAGAATTGAAAAGTCCCATGATTTGGCTGATAGCTTCATCATGGGCGCATGTCCACACTTAGTTAAACGCAGTGGCGGAAGGTTAAATATTGATGGCTAATGATCTACCTTATTAATCTTAACCAACTCAGCAAGTATTTTCTCTTGCAACTCTACCCGCTTATTGATTTTAAAGTACCAGCATATCAACTCACGTATAACAGCGAATACCGCTAGGCATATCGCAAATACTAGGAGTGTATTCATTATTTGCTCATGTGTCATCTACTTAACCTCTACTGTTAATGGTTGAATGTTGCTCGCTTCAGCTTTGCCGCAAATTTTATGACTCTTTAGCAAGCCATCAAAGAATGAATTCCTTACACTACAGTAATATCCAACACGATAATCACCAAAACACAATTCAAACTGATAAGCCTTGCCATCTATTAATTCTATAGGTGGAGTTAGTGGTTTAAACTTAAGGGTTTTTACGTTATCGCAGCGCTCGCCATTCTCAACATAAGCATAAATCACCAAATCACCAACGTATTTTATTAAGCCTTTTATATATTTAGGGTGGGCGCAGTTAGCATTAAAAATCAAGCACTCCATACCCACACTAGGTAACTCACCGTTATCAGCCATAGCTTGGGTGTATGTGAGGATTGGTTCAGGCGATAAATGATAATCAAATTTATAATCACTATAACTCTGCTCACACTTACCAAAATTAGTTTCCATTTGTGATACTAGATCGTTGAATTGATCGTAGTCAGCAATAGCCCCTGTGTCACAAATATATACTTTATCTTTACTTCCGTACCATTGACCATTAAACTCATTAACTGCATCGTATGTTGTTTTCATATTATCTTTCCTTTAACCCCTTAATTGATAGCATAAGGAAGTCATTATCCTTACCTGTTGAATGCTTGTGAGTATTCCACCATGTGAGCTTTCTATTTATAACTAGTAAGAATTCGTTCACAGTGTAACCCTTCTTTCTTAATTGCCTTGTTGCTTCGTTCATACCATCTCGCGTAGTTAAGTTATTTATCTATCGTAGTTCAATGGTTATAGTTAGTCAAACAGTAAGTTTAAATTATTTACCTATTAGTGGTATAATAAAGAAAATTAAATAAGGCTGTGACGATGGCATTAAACACATTAGACAAAGAATATATCGAGCAAGAAGAACTGCGCGCTCAAACACGCGCGGCTATTGCTGGTAAATATGAAGTATTAAAGATAATTACCTGCTTGCCTGGGCCGCAATATAAAACCTTTACCACTTTTGATGGCATGAGCGAGCAGGCTTTAGCTCAGGCTCAGCGATGTAATATACAAAATGCTTTACGTGTTAACTCTTATTGGTCGCGTGGTCGTTGGTTTCCTGCTACTGGTCGAACTTATGAAACGCTTGGCGGCATGGTTTGGAGTAAAGAGCCTGAGTCAGATATTCAGCCTAAGCTAGAATACTTAGTTGATAATGCTGATGGTTCAGGCTGCGGCTTACGTGAAGTAGCACAGAAAGTTACTGCTGAAGTTATAGCTGTTGCCCGTTATGGTATTTTAGTTGATATGCCAGCATCACCAGTTAATGAAAGTGGTGAAAGAGTTCAGTTAACGCGCGCTCAAAACGAAAGTGGGGATTTTCTACCTAAGTGGATTCAATATAAAGCTGAACAGATTGTATACACCCGCAACAATGGCAAATCTAATTCAATTGACGAGGTACGATTAACCGAAGTTCATAGCGAACAGAAAAGCGAATTCGAGTGGGAAGATAAAACATATATTCGGCGCTTAGTTATGCAAGACGGTGTTTACCATAATCAACTATGGAGTGATAAGGATGAGATTGTTTCTGATGTTGTCCCTATTGCTAATGGCTCAACACTAAAAGAAATACCTTTTCAGTTCTTCGGTGCTGATGATAATAGCCCTGAATACTCTAAACTTCCTTTATACGATTTAGCCAATGTAAACTTAGGTCATTTTGTTTTAGATTGTGATAACCGAGATAACCTGCATTTTCATGGTCAAGGTATGACTAATGTATTTGTTGAAGATGGCGATACTTTTACGCAAGATAACCCTAATGGCTTAGATGTTGGCGCAAAGGGCAAGAATCAATTTGGCATTAATGATAGGGTTGAAATATTACAATTAGATGCTACTGGCGCTATACCTGCTGAAATGCTTCGTGATGAAGATCGCATGGTAATGTCAGGCGCTCAATTAGTTACTGACAATAGTGCCAATGAAACTTTAGGCGCCAAACGTATTGATGCAAACGCCTCAATGTCAGCACTTAAAAGAATCTCATATAATATCAGTGACGGCTTTAAGCAATTATTCACATGGACCGCGCAATTCTTAGGCGAAGAAAGCACATCGATATATAAACTCAACTCTGATTTTATTACTGATGATTTAACACCTGAAATGATTAACGCTCATATGGCATTAGTTCAAGGAAATATTTTACCTGCTACTACACTGAATGAGACAGCTCGAAAAGCTGAGTTGACAGACAAGACAGATGAAGAGATTGCGCAGGCATTAACGGATCAAAACTTACTAACTGGTGGTGGACCTGAAGAAATGGCAGCGTTACAGGCTCAGTTAGATGATGCTTTAGAAAAGCTAGCCGTAAGAGACGCTGAATAATGCCAGTTGAGAAGTTAACAACTATATATTCACAACACACGATCTACTTACAAAGGTTAGGTGCTACTGAGGGCTTTAAGGTTATTCCATACCTTGAGTCTATAGAAAATGATGTTATATCTATTCTTAATAAATACCGTAAGCGTAAAGTAACTATCGCTTTACAACTGGACATACAGAAGCAAATAAACGAAGCTACACGCAAGCACCTACAAGATTATACCTCGCAACTTAAAGTTGAGAATAGGTCGGTAGGGGCTTACGAGGCAGAGTTCGCAGCGACTACATTAAATGGGTTGGTGAAAAACGAAGATTTTAATTCAACGGTTCCGAGTGCGGCTGCTGTTAATAGCGTTGCTACTATCACACCTGTTAAATTGGGGGCTAATAGTTATTCTGCTTATTCTTCTATGATGTCGAATTATTGGCAGAAGTGGACGAATGAAATTGACGGCATTGTTCAGGCTGGATTTTTGGAAGGGCAGACCATTGCAGAAATAACAAAGGCTATCACTGCTCAAATGGATTTATCAAAGTCAGGCACGACCAAAAGCGTATTGGATAGAGCAACAAGAGCAGCAAAGCAATTAGCTGTAACTGGTACTAATCATTACGCTAATACTGCAAGAATAGCTTTCGTTGATGCGAATGATGATATATTGAAAGGCTATAGGTTCTTAGCTGTTAACGACTCAAAGACTTCGAGGACTTGCGCAAGGTTAGACCAAACTGTTTGGCCTGCTAATTCT